TATTTATACACATAAAAAAAGGGTCTCCGAAGAAACCCTTTAGTCGAATTAGATTTAACTAACTACGGTTTACACCATAATGTCGTCAACTCTGAAGATTCTGAAGTACTGGTTAGCACGGTCTGAACCGGTGCCGTCAGCAGCTACGAATGGATTTGCAACCATACCGTATCTTGTTTTGAATCCCATTCTAGGTTGGAAGTCATTCTCGCCAACTGCTTTAACCATTGTTAATGGTACGTAAGGACAGTAGAACATACCAGCGTCATACGGGTTTGTTCCTCTATAACCTACACATACAAAATCAATAGTAGAGTAAGGGTCAATATAGACTTTAACTCTTCCGTTAAGAACACCAGCAAAAGTATTACCTGTGTCATCAACATTCAAGTTAGCTGATAAAGCTGGAGTATAATCCAACATTCCAGCAGCTGCTAAAGCTGAAGCAACGTCTGAAGAACAGATAATGAAATTACCTTTTCCTCTTCTTGTTTCTTTAGCGATAACATTACATTCTCTTTCGATTTGCATGATGAGACCTTTAAATCTCTCTACCATCCATCTTCCGTCTGAGTCTGTGTTAACATCAAAAATACCTGAAACAGCAGTTGAAGTTTGTAAAGCACCAATTTTTGCTTTAGTTAGAATAGTTCTAACAACTTCTCTGTTGATTTCAGCTAAAATTTCAGCTGATAAGATATTAGCAAGTTCGCCTTCAGCGTCTAGTCCGTGGACTGCTTTAAGGTCTTGTGCTAATTCCATTGTGTACTCAGCTTTTAAAGCTCTTGACTTAGCAGTTACAGTAGATTTCTCGATTGAGAAAGCCATTTCACCGAAAGAACCGTCGCCGGACGCGCCGACTCCTAATCTTTCTGCAGCCGAAGTTGCAAGACCTGTACCAAAGGTGTTAGTGATATCAGCAGCTGCTGTATCGACGATAGTACCGTCTGAGTCAGCATCAGTTGCTCCACCTAAACCAGTTGGTTCGGCTTGATGAGTACCTGTACCAGTAAAGTCAGTATCAGCTTCATCAAATAAAGCCTCTGTTCCGCCCTGGGTTGAGTATTTTGATTTCATTGCAAAGATAAGACCAGTTGGTCCACTCATTGGCTGAACGCCAGCGATATCATAAGCAATAAGGTTTGGCATTGCTCTACGTACGAGAGAGATTAATACTGGGTCAAATGAACCAATACTACCAGCGCCAATATTATTGGCAGCTGCTGCTTCAGAAATATAATTTCCTTGTGCTTGAACTCTTTCTTCTTGTAAGGCAACTTCTTGGTTTTCTAACAATCTAGCTGTGACAGCTTTCTTGTAGTTATCCTGGATAGGGGAGACTGACTCGTGATCGAGTACTGAACTCCATTTTTCCATTAAGTTTTTATCTGCATTAAACATTTTTTTTTCCTTAATTATTAAAGTTTGTTATAGCTTGACCGTATCTAGCCATAGTATCTGAAACGTCTGATTCGACTGCTCCATCTCCTAATAAACTGTCAACTTCATCCACTGTTTCGTTAGTTTCATTTTTGAAGTATGATTCTTTAACAGTTTTCACTTTCATTTCGAAAGTTTCTTTGCTATCAAAATCGATATCTTCTACTAATGATGCTAATTTCTCAGCTTCAGTATCAGCAAGCCCTAATGATTGTTCTCTTACTACAGCTTGTTTTTCAAAGTTTTGAACTTTAGCATGTAACTCGATATTATCATCTGTGGTTTTATTTAAAGTAACTTCTAGTTCAGAAACTTGTTCGCTGAGGTCATCAACGAGGTCTTCTTTACCTTCTGGTACTTCGATGTAGTGTTCTTTGAACACTGATTGTAGTGAAGTCATAAACTCTTCAGCAATTTCAGTCCTAAGACCTTCCTGTACTTGGAGTTGGTTATCTTCCATCCAGCCTTCAACTACATAGTTAAGGTATGAATCTACCTTTTCTACTAGTGAAGATTGTACTTCTGATACTTCTTCTTCTAAATTTTGCGCATATTCTGCTTCAAGCCTGTCAACTTCTTCGCTTAACTTACTAGTAAGTACTGCTTCGAATATTGCAGATGCTTTTCCGCGGAATCCGTCTGAAAGTGTTGCTTCCTCTTGGATGATAGCATCTATATCGTCAGAAAAATCAATGGCTTCTACTTTAGCTTTCGCTTTAGGTTCAGGCATTTTAGATGTAGTATTTTCTGCATCTTTTTCTGATTTAATATTTGCTGGTTCATCATCAATAGTAACTAGCTTTGAGAACATTTTCTTTGCGTCTTCTGATTTAGCCTTCTTTAGCATATCAACTGTTGCTTGAATAACTCCAGCTTTAGTTTTTGGAATATCGACTACAGGAGTGTCTTCTTTGACTTCCTCTTCATCTTCTTCCTCTTCTTCTACTGGTTCTTCTTTAGAGTTATATTTCATAGCATTGACTTTTTTCTTGTCTTTGCCATAAGTTTCTTCAAGAGATTCCTCGTCTAAAATTTCATTTTCAACGAGAGCATCTACTTGCTCTTCTTCAACAGATGTAACTAAGTCTGACTGATTTCTGTCGTCTGACATAATAGTTTTCTCCTATTTTAGATTTAATTTAGAGAGGAAATTTTTAAACGCTCTTATTTCAGCTTCTTGCAAATCCTTGCGAGGAGCGCGTTTAATTTCAGTCTCAATTGCTTCAATATCTTGTTGACGAATAAGGCCGTTATCCCATACCCATTCAACACCTTCCATCACTCCATTTACAAATGCACTTGGAGCGCTTGGGTCTTGAACGATATCTACTGTGGCCAACATAAAGTCGTCCCCCACGTAACTAGCGCCATTCTTCTGTACAAGACTTCCCATACCACGACTTGAAACACCAAGCTTAACTCCACCTTCGAGTAGTCCTTCGACTATTTTTCCCATAGGTGTCTTTAATATTGATGCCTTTCCTACAACATCATTTCCTTGCCAATGCAAATCAGTGATTTTGTGTGAAACTTTGTCAAGGTTTACTGTTGGTCCTTCTGGATGATTTAACTCTCCAACAGCTCTTCCTTGTTTAACTTGTTCGGTAACGTATTTTTCTACTGCTCTTTCTAAGCTAGCTTTTTCGTAAATACGACCGTTTCTGTTCTTTTTATTCGATTGCATGAACACACCTTCGATGAAATAGTCTTTACTACCATCTTTCTTTTGTTCACAAATCGTTTCTATATTTTGTTCTACGTACTCTGTTATTAATTTCATTTAAATACCTAGTAATAGAGGATATTAATCCTCTTCAGTTGTTTGTTCTTCAGCTACTACAGGTGCTTCTTCTGAAGTTTTACGCTGAACCATTCCTGATGCTATTTCTATTTTCTTTGCATCAAGAGCAGCTGTCATTTTGTCAGCCATTACAGTATTAAACTGTTTATTTGCTGAAACGTTATCTCCATCTTGTAGATTCTTTATCAATTCATTTACATTCATTTGTTTTATCCTTGTTTATATATTTATAATATTAGCCGTCCCAACGAGGGTCGTCTCCAGCTGGAGCTTCATTATCTCCATCTTTTGTCTCTTGATCGATTTGTTTTTGAATTTCTTCAATCTCATCATCAGTCTGACGTAATACGTTTTTACGTATCCATTCATTAGAAATGTATTTACCTACATATTCATCTAAGTTTCCTAACATTTCAAATCTTTCTCTCAACATTTCTGATTGTTTAAGTTCAGAAAAGTAGTTATCTTCAATATAGTCAAAGGCAATACTTTCTTTCCAATCTTTCCAATCACTCTCAGTAATAATACCTTTGAGTAATAATTGAGTTTTTAATAACTGCATAAACAAATCAGAAAATCTTTTTCTTAATCTGTCTATGAACTTCTTAAACTTTACTTCATCTCTTGTTATTTCACTACTTCTACCTAGTGTAAACTGAGCCTCTTGTTCTAATCTATTAACTGGAACATTAAGTGACTTATATAATTTCTTTTGGAAGTATATAATATCATCTATTTGTCCTAAGTTTTCGCCGCCTGGTAGCGTGGTGATTTCAGTACCTCTTCCACCTTCTCTTCTTGGTAGGAAAAAGTCTTCTAACATACTCATATGTTTTTTATCGTCTTTGATATCACCAGTCGATGCGTCATATACCAACTTGTTTCTATATTGATTCATGATACCTCTTAAGTATTCTTCGGCTTTACCCTTAGGTAAATTACCAACATCAATATAAAATATCCTACGTTCTGGGGCACGTGATATTCTGTATATGACTAGTGAATCTTCCATCATTCTCAGTTGATTCACTGGTTTTAAAGCTTTATGTAAATACGATAATATTCTTTTTCTACCTGGGTCCATTTGACCAGATGTACAGTATGCAATTGCATCAGGATATATTTTTAATCCTTGTTCTGCTCCAGACATTAATTTGTCTTGGAATAAAAAGAACTCATCGCTTTTTTCTATAATCTTAGCGCCTGTTTTAGGGTCCTGCTTTTCTTCAATCTCTTTCACCTTTCTTAATTTGGTAGGATCGATATATCGCAGTTCTTGAATACCTTTTTTAGGCGAGTTTTTATCTATTATAATATGATACGGCAGCCTTCCATCAATATACCATTTACGATATATATCATGAGCGTACGCGTTAAAGTTTAACAATTTAAGGACTGTACTAAATTCAAATTTGACAGCGTCTTTCATTTTGTCTGATATTTCTAATTCGTCTAATACTAAATTAACAGGTGATTCATCGTTATTACCTACTATTGATTCATTTATTATGTCCTCAACAGCGGCATCGCATTCTGGTTGTGATGCTATATCTCTGTATTTTAGTATCAAGTCAACTTCATTTTTGAACTTGTCGCCATCCATATCGATGTACGCACCAAAATGACCGCCCGCTTGAATTACACCCGAGCCATCCTCGTCCGTCTTAGGAACGAATGAAGGTAGTTCCTTTTGTTTAGAACTCTTTCTATTTATTTCAAAGCCAAATAATTCAGCCATACATTTACCTCAATACTATCAGAGGGGACATTATATCCCCTCGTCTAATATTATTTATATACCTACGAAGTAGTGTCTGATTCCCAGTATTGTACCTGGAATTCAACTGTGAACTCTTCTATAGTATTTTCAGAGTCATAACTTACTTCTATCTCAGAAATGTTAGTTGGAAATAGACCTCTAAAGTCATATTTCTTAGTAACTTCTCCAGCCTTATTCAATTGTTCAACAATTGCGTCTGATTGATAGTCAGTAGGATTAGATAATCCTGTGTTTTCGTTATGTCCATTAATACCATTCATCCAACGTTCCATAGCGTTACGAACTGTAAAATCAACATCGTTGATTACAGTAATTGTCCATGGGTCAAATGTTCTGTCACCAGCTATTTGCAATGTTCTACCTCTGAATAATACAGGGATAGGTGCTATAATTGATGCAGGCATTTGAGCTGTCTTACACATGAAAGATGTTTGTTCAACATCGCCTTGTGCATAACTCGGATAGTTCATAGTCACCTTGAAAAGGTTAGACCTTGCTCCACCGCCTACTAATTTTGATTTAAAATCGTCTACGCCTAATATTGCCATGTCTTATTCTCCTATGAACCTGAGATCTCGGAGAATTCTACTCCGGACCTAGTTGCTACGAAGCTCAATGTTATGAAGTTAATACTTCTTGCAGGCTTGATAAAGATATCAGCTACAAATTTATTACCATCAATTACTGAGCTAGTGTTGTTAGTGGTATCACAGACTACTGAAAAGTCTGAAAGTCCACGTCTACCTTTGACGTCTCTTAAGAACGGTTCAACTAAGTTTCTGAACTGTGCTCTTGTAAATTCGTCGTTAAATTCGAAAAGTTGTGCTTTAGCTGCGGTGCTAACTGCCTTTTCTAATGCTATAAACAGCCTTCTAACATTAATTCTATCGAATGCTGAAGGTCTACTTAATAAAGTTTTGTCTCCAAATAGTAAAGTACCTTGTCCAGGTAATGATACTATAGGATTGACTCTTGCTTTATATAAAGAATCCCTGTCTGCTTTCTTAGGATTAAATGCCAATTTAGTTACTCCTAAAAGTTGACCCCTGTTTACTCCAGCTGGTGAGAACCATGCATCAGCTACTGAATCAGTATTTGCGCAAAGTCCTGCCATGTGTCCTGAAGCAGCGATATATCTGTATTTGTCGTTATATTTGTCATATACATATAATGCTGTTGAATCACATGAAGCGTAAGATGTTGATGTTAAACCATCAGCAAAAGCTTTTACGCTTGCTGCTGGAGTAGCATTGTTAACAGTGTCTTCTAGTGGTGGAGATATAAATGCCATACAATCTTTCCTTGCATTTACTATTGATATTAAATCTTCTGCAATTGCTTCAGCGCCATCGGCGTCTGCTGCTGCAAAAAGTAAGTTAACATCTACAGTTTCTGCATCGGATAAAAGATCGAATCCGGTTGCTATTTCTCCAACTGTTGGTGCGTTATCGTCGGTTCCACCTGTAAGTGAATCCTCAATCGATGAAGTATGAGTCTTAAATTGGCTAGCGCCTTCACTATCTGTGTTGGCTGCTTTCGCTGCTGCTAGGGTAAATCCGGCTTCATTTAAGTTAGCTGTATTATGGTCAATCCAACGAATATAGTTAGATTGAGTAGTAATAACATCAACGTAATAAAGTGAGGTACCATCGTCTTTCTTAGCATCTGAAGCTTGTGATACAAACCCAAATGTTTCTAATACTGTCCCAGCTGTTCCGGAGATTGCTCCGTCTTCATCTATAACCACAATATGCAATTCGTCGTTTGAAACGCCGACAGCAGCTGCTGATGTAGATGTACCTGGTGCAGCATCAAAATTTCCAGCGTAAGCCCATCCGTTAAAAACGGAGTTACTTCCACTATGTGAAATCATTGATACCTTTAAGCTATTACCCAGTACGCCTGGATGTTTAGCTGCCCAATTACCCAAATTTAGCTGACCCGCTGCATAATTATTCGCATAATCTTCATTATTTTTTATCAGCTGTCCTGTACCCTGTGCGGTCGCGTTTAAATGACCGGAAGCTACTCGAACCACTTTTAGTGCATTACCATACTTTAAAAAAGATGCTGCTACTAAGAAGTGTTTAGCTGTGGAATCGTCTGGAGCGCCAAAAGTCGCTGCAAGTTCTTGTTCAGAACTTACTGTTACTAATTGCTCCACTGGACCCCAGTTGAATGCGCCTGCGAATCCACCAATGCTGGTTGATACGGCTGGAACTACATTCGTTGCGTCGATTTCTTTTACCTCGACGCCTGGTGATACTTGAAATGCCATCGCTTTGTCCTCTATTTGAGTTAGTTAATATGTGTCATAATAAGAATATTCAATACATACTTATTTATAACAATTTGTTTTCTAACGAAGTAACTCAACTTCGATAGAATTATGTTCTATTATAGGATTTTTATCTGATATACCAATTATATCGTGTTCGTATTGTATACCATCTTTAGCCCATTTAACAGTATCTCCGTCAAACTCCATACTATCTGTTTGTATCTTGTCTTCAAACATTGATTTATATGTATTAGGTTTAAGCCAATAATCCCTATTTTTAAATTTTACTAATATATTTTTAGCTAGGTTTTCTCCAGTAGCTTTTCTATATCCTTTTGTGCCTGGTGTTGAATTAATTTCGATAAACATAGGTGGTATTGTTTTTCTATCTTTAGATGGGAATATATCTACCCCAACCCACAAACCATCAACAGCTCTAGCTGCTCTTTCGACATGTTCTATTTCTAACTCAGTTAACTCAATCGGAGCTGGTTTAGAACCAAGTGATACATTACTTCTAAAGTCTTTTGCTACTACAGGTCTTTTAATAGCGCCATGAAATTTACCACCAATAACATGAGCACGTATATCAAATGTAAAGTCCTGAATCATTTCTTGCAATAAGACACCCATGTTTGGGTCTAACTTATATAATAACTGTACAGTTGAATGTAATGAACTTTCTGAATCTACTTTAATAACACCAATACCTAATGAACCTGTAAGTGTTTTAAGAATAACTGGATATTTAGCGCCAAGTCTTTCCATAGCAGGTATTGCTTTTTCTGGATGATGAACTAAAACTGTTTTAGGCTGAGCTAGTTCTGCTTCAGCAAGATATAAACTACATCTATATTTATCAGATGTTATTTCCATACACGCACGAGTGTTAACACATACAACACCAGCTCTTTCTAACTGAGTTAAAAAGTCTGACCAAGCTTTTCTTTTAGTGACTGGAGCTCTTACAAATACTAATGTGTTTTCATCTATTCTAAACTTTCTTTCTTTTTTATCAGTCATACCATCGTAGATATACCTTACTCCATCTTCTAAATCAGAATAAGCACCTTGTACATCAACTTTAAATCCTTTTAAACCTACAGAATCTCCTTCTTTTATAAAATCATCTGCTGTAGCTTCTGGGTCATCAGGGTCTTCAGGGTCATCATACCATAAGTATACATACCTATAGGTTTTTTCTTCCTCTGTTATTACTGTTTTCCCAGTTGTAAAGTCGTTAAAATTTTGCATTTCCTGTCCACTCTTGTTCGAACCAGATGTTCCCATCATCGTCTTTAGTATATTTATCCTTTTCATAGTTCCCACTCTCGAGAAAACCAAACGGTAACATATCATCTTGTATTGCAGCCAATCTTTCTCTATATAACATATCCTTCATATCAATATTTGTTAAAGCTTGAAATACGTCTGTTGTAGTAAACCAAGCAAAAAGAACTAAGTTCATCATTAAATCATCATGATTTGGAGATTGAGCCATATAACTATTCCCCTTACTTACAAATGTGCTCATTTCTACAATTGTATTGGCATCATTAATTTTAAGCTTACCTTGTTCTATTAAGTCTTTTATACTTGAACAACCAATACGCTTTACTCTTCTTGTCATTGTAGCACCAAGAGCATTTGCTTTGATTGATGATTCTACAAACATATGTTCGTATTCTAAATCATAATATAAACCATTACAAACTACACCGCCCTGGTCGTTGCTTTCAACCACTACATAAGCTTCGTTATATGTATTTGCATACTTGTATATAATATCTGGTAATAACATTGGAGATATATTATTATCTCTAAATACAGCTACTTGTTCAAATGGCTGTTCACTTACATCGATTATAGTAAATGTGCTATAATCTTGGTTTCTACCTTTTGAAACATCAACTGTCATTACATATTCATGGCCTTCAATCGGTTGTTTATATATGTACACATTTTCTTTAAAAAACTCTGGGTCTATACTTATTTGAGCTAACAAATGATTAGCACTAATTAATGTATTACCTCTTCCATGAAACGTGTTACCAAACTCTTGTTCAAACTGTAATTCAGAAGTATTAGATACTGTGGTCTCTTTCCACTTATCATCTCTTCCTGGAACATCCCACCAATCTACTCTAAATGGATGAAACTCATTTGTCTTTTGTACTGCGCCTTCCCATAGCTTATGGTACACATTACCTATTCCATTTGCGGTAGAACATATTATAATCTGAGTATCTTTACCAGATGATACTACAGGATATGTTGATGTATAGAATTGTGCATCATTTTCTACAAATGCAAACTCATCAAGGAATAATAAATTAATAGACATACCTCTTATTGAACTACCACTTGTAGCTGAAGCTATTATCTTACTATTATTACTAAACTCTATGCTTCCTTTATTTAAAGCCTTACATCCAGGCTGTAAAAAGAATGGTAAATTCTCTAGCGCGAGCGTAATACGCGCGAGCATTTCTCTTGCTACTGCTCCTTTATTGGCCAATATTGCAATTGTTTTTTCTGGATGAAACACTGCGTACCATAAAAGATATACAACTGAAGATATTGATTTACCGCTTTGTCGACATGCTAATACTATACTAAATCTATTATCGTTAAAATGATTAAACATTTTTTCTTGATAAGGATATAAATCAAATGGTACTAAGCCCTCGTCTAGATTTATAATTTTGATATATGTCCTAGCAAAATATGCTGGGTCTTGCATACATCTTTGGTATTCTAGAATGTCTTCTTTTGTAAATTCGGTTTCTACGCCATCTCTTTTTACTTGAGGATTGCCTAGATAACCAAACTCATTATTTTTTAACTTTTGCATCAATCACATTATCTCTATTTAATAACAATCTTTGTAGGTCTGTTGTACTACCCACAAACATATTATTATTCGTCACGTTTTTTTGCTTTTCGTCTTCTTCTGCCGTTAACTCTTTCTTTTTCTTTTGCAAAGACATAAGCTTTTCAGTAGTATCACTAATACTTTTTATTGTTTGAGCAAGTACTTCAAATGCTCTTGGATGTTCAGATTCTCTCGCTAATTCAGCAAGTACATCCATTGAACGAGTCCCAGTGTATATTAAGTCTTTATATGTTTTACGAGAAAAATCATAATCGTCTTTAATATCTTTATCTATCTTTATAGGTCTATTGTTAACTGCTGGCAAATTCTTTTCTAAACTTGCTGTCATTTTTTCTTTTTTATCCATTACCCACCTTCAGTTTTAGTTTCAGTTACTGTGAAGCTATCCGCAGTATCTGAGCCACCAACAGTAAAGTCCATTTCTTCGAACATTCTGCCGACATTATCTTTTTCATGGAAGTCTAAATTAACTTCACGTATAATTTTTTGGTCAGATGTTGGACCGAAGAATTTCATCTTCATTGTAAAATCTAATTGATATGTAAGTACTCTTCTTTCAGTAAAGTCTCCTTCATACTGGTCATCAATACTAATACCACCAAGTATAACAGAAACATCTTGTTTATAATTAAATCCTGCAACTGGTGTAATGGTAACGTTATATTCTGGTTGAAAATACGGTAATATTTGTTCAACAATTTGTAGTCCATCATCTTGATTTTTAGCTAAAATATATAATGACATACCAATATCATAAGAAGTATAATGTTTTATTGTTTTCTTTTTAGTAATATCTGACCCATGTGTTTCTGATATAATATTTCTCTTAGCCATTTTTTGAGTAGTGTCTAAGGTAATACCTGTTATATCAAATGCCATTCTTGGTAATTTAATACCCATTGATGAAGTTGCGCTACTATCAATACGAGCTAAATATTTATCTTTAGGTCCATAAGCAAGAGGAACTCTTATTTGGTTTATAGTACTACCGTCAGCTTTCTTTCTTACTACTTGAATATTATTAAACAGTGTACCAAATACAGCCACTGACTTTCTCATTGTTGAATGATAGAAATGGTCTCCAAACATTAGTAAGTCTCCGATGGGTCGCCAAATGGATTAGCTTCTGAAAAATCTATAAATCCATCTGCATCTATTTCAAATTCTACGTTTTGAGCTTGTTCGTCTGTTGACCAAGAGTTACCTGTGGTATCTGTCACATCGCTATATACTTTAGCAATTGTACCACTATAAGTTGATGTATCTCCTGTTATTGTTCCGCCTTGAGTAAACGTTTTAGCCAAATTTGAACCAGTTGTTCCAATATTAGACACCCATATTTTACTTAATATATCTGATGATTTAGTTCTTTGTTGAACTTCTCCAAATACGATTACATTAGGTGTGACACTTGAATCTACAGTTTGTCTTACAATTTCACCAACTTCGAAATGAGTTCCACCAGAAATAGTTACATCTATTGGTAATTGATATCCAACTTGAGATACGTTGTCATCTATATCTACAATACCAGTTTCGAAATCTTCGTCATTGTATTCAAACAATGAACACTTCATAGTATAGACTGGTAAGTTTGATAATTGATAAAATGGTTGTTCGTCTTCAACAAAACTAATTTCAAAGAAATTATTTGTCATTGGTAAGAAGATTAAATCTCCTTCCATTGGTCTTGGATTTTCTACATTAGCAGAAAAAGTACCAACTTTATCATCCCATCTTCTACGTGATACTATAAATGTAGCTTCATCTTTTATATCTAAACCAAACTTACTATATAAATCACCAGCACCATCAAAGCCTTCTGGATTATCAATATACATTTCCATAAGGTATGCATCATCAAATGTTGACGCAGGGTCATCATTTAAAACACTGTCTCTATTTACTATTGTACGTGGAATGTAATAGACATCTTGTCCATATATTCCTAGGGATTCTATTATCAGGTCTTCATATAAGTGTTGTTCACTTTTGACGGCCTGAGAAAAGTATACGTTTCTCGGCATGGTTTATCCTGTCATGAAGTCGACTGGCTGTTCCCAGTTCAATCTAGCTTCTTCCTCTAATCTTGTAATTTCTTCGTTTGCATCATCAAATATTTGACGTCCATTAAATGTTACGCCACCTGGCATTACCATACCCTCGAACTTGATTAAGTTTGTACCCCATTGTCTTTTGATTAATGCTGTTGCATATCTTTTTAAGAAATAATCATTGTATACATCTGTATATGTATCAGGGTCTATTACTCTATAACATTCAATGACTATATAATCATTAACTTCAAGCTCTTTATCCCAATCCATATCAATACGTAATTGGTTTTTATGTCTTTCAAAGTTAATATGTTTTTCGTCTGAATCTATAACTTGGTCTAAAAGCGATAAAAATTGTTGTGACATTACGTAATCAGTAAGACTACCCATAAATCCAACTGAATGTATATCATTTAAATGCATTTGATATCTGATATCAAACATATCAGTTGATGATACAGTATCTCTTATAGGCATAACTCTTACAACATCTCTTACTAAATCATTTAAAGTAATGTATCCGTTTTCGATATCACCTTTGGCAATAGATGCTATCACAGCTGTTGCGCCTGATGCTTCACCAGTTATTGTTTCTGTACTAAATGGAGTGTTTGAATCTTTTAAAGCGCTGTATGTAATCTTATTTCCAGTTGCTGTTTTAATTGTAGCAATTGCTCCAGAATTTGAACCAGTAATCTTTTCTCCTACTGAGAAATTACCAGCAACTGCACCAGTTAATGTTAATTCTGAATTAGTTACTTTATGCTTTAAATGCATTTTTTCAATAGAATCAGCATGGTAAAACTGATAGAATTGAAGAGCTTCGTCTACTCTATCATCTATTTGGTCATCATCAACATTGATTTCTATTACAGGCGCACCTAAACTTCTTAAGCAGTAATCTATAAATGTTGTTTTACTATTTGGTTTTGCCATTATTTATTCCTATTATAATCTATTTATAAGAGTTTAATACCTATTTATACCTTTGCAATACTGGATTTAACTGCAGTTATTGCGTCTTTCCATGTTGTTGTTCCATTGACTGCATCATGGTATTGCATGTCTAATTGTTCTTCTAAATCTGGATATGCTTCTTTTCTTTTTATTACATAATTAGGAGATGATGCATTTGTTCTATCTGCAGCAGCTTCTGCCATAACTTCTTCTGGCTTATCTACTTGAGCTCCTGCAGCTGTTAATGAGTGGGTACCAACAAAATCTGTTTTTTCCGCATCATTATATGAAGCAACCTTATATACCTTATGTGGTGTTCCATCTATGGTATATGTTTCCTTTTCTGTAAATGTATAATACATAATATCTCCTATTGTGCTGCCCTTGTTCTGAATGAAAGTACTCTAAAATTAAATGATGTGCCAGTTCCATTTTTAAACATTACACCTAAATTTGATAGATATATTCCATATTGTAAATTGCTTGGGCTTGAAGTTGTTTGTAAAACATTTCCTGTCTGGTGTATAATACTTACATTTCCACCACCAGTCATACAAAAATAAACATCTCCTGTTCTTGTAAAATCGTTTATAATAAATAATCCTGAGAATGAGTTACCACCACTAAATAATGGTATGGTTGCTCCACCTCCACAAGTAATATAGTTTTCACTAGTCCCATTTCTTGTCACATCAATATTACCATAAGCAATATCTTCATGAACCATATTATGGAATGCAGGCCTGCTATTACCATCAGCTATTATAATAGCATTGTGTACTGACCTGGCGTCAACACCTTGTGAATGCCCACTATGATTTATAATAACATTCATAGAACCTGTAGTTAAATTACTACCAGCATCATAACCCATAACAATATTTCCGCTACCGGTAGCGCTTCCAGTCATAACACCATAACCTATTGCAATATTATTATTTCCGCTGGTTACAGCAGGAAGAGAATTATTACCAATGACAAGATTTCGCATACCAGTATTAATATTCATACCAGCCCTATAACCAAGAGCAATATTATGGTCACCATCAGTTAAATCTTCAAGAGCTTCATATCCCATTGCTAGGTTTGAATCTCCATTATTATCAGTGCCTAGAGTTTTCAATGCATTCGCGCCTATGGCAATATTACTACCAGCGCCACCACCACTTAACATGGCATTTACACCAATTGCGATATTTGTTGTCGATGAAGTATTATTATACAGCGCCATGTGTCCGATGGCCACATTATAACTACCAGTGTTATCGCCTAAAGCTCCTGTTCCTATTCCAACATTTTCTACGCCAGTTTCCGTGAGCTCACCTGCACCTCGAATAGAACCTGAAGTACCTGAACCAATAAAGACATTATGGTCACCACTTGTAATTCCCATACCAGCTCTTGAACCTAGTAAAACATTTCTAGCTCCGCCTGAACCCATTGCTGCACCAGCGCTTTTTCCAAAACAAACGTTTTGACTACCGTCTGGAAAATCTCCATAAAACTGTATTCCACCATTATCTAAACGAAAATCTACAAAATGATGAGTAACTGCTGTATCATCATCTGATAAACCTTGAATACTTAATTTATTACCATCTGCAGTAATTCTTCCTCTTTTTTGTCCTGATGTGCCGCCTAAGTCTTCGAAATTTAATTCAGGTGGATTACCTACTAAATTTACATCCATTACAGCATTTTTGTATAAATGTAATAAACCAGTGGGTGTTAAACCTGCTGGGTCTGTACCTATTCCTACATTACCTGAAGAACCATCTACATGAATAATTGCATTCTGTTTACCATTTCCTACTCTAAAATCTCTGAAACGTGATGTGCCGTTTTGATAACCTAAATAATTAATCCATATGTCACCAGTATCATTATCTAATCCATATCCACCATTAATTGTATTTTCATGTGTATGCGAAATATATGTACCATGTGAATTGTCTGGCCCAACCATAAAACCCTTTCCGTCTCCAACATGAAGTCCATAAGCTGGGTTTACTCCAATACCAACACGGTCATTACTAAAATCTAATCTAATACTACTTGGTGTAAAATCACCATTACCACCTATGATTCCATATCCACCAGAATCTACAAATAAACTTAAACCATAAGCGCTTCCATTACGTTCAAGGTATAAACCACCAGCTTGATTATTTGATGATTGGTCTATATGAAGGCTTGCTGTTGGAGCAGCTATTCCAATACCAACATTGCCTGAAGTTACTTGTAAGCCATGTGACATTACAAATCTGTCGTTTGCGGCAGACCAATTAAGTGTTGCATCTGTTGAAGCATTAACTGCATCTTGTATTGTAAGACCAGCTCCATCTGCATTAGATGAAGTATCACTGGAAGCATGATAGTTAAGTGTTATGTTTTTATCTGTGACATTTAAATTTGTTGTATCTAATTCGGTAGTCGTTCCACTTACTGTGAGATTACCTGATACTGCAAGATTACCAGTTACTGATGCACCTGATGAGGTTGTGGCAAATTTTGTGACATTGTCATAACGAAGGTTTACCGCACCATCTTTGATAGCACCTATATAAACTTCGCCCGATGGACTACCAATTTCAACGTAGCCTTCATCTTGTAAGTACAGATTACCACCACTAGTATTTCTAACATGTGAATGTGTACCACTATGGTAAATCAGTAAACCCTGGGTATTACCTAATCTTATCTGCTCGTTATCAGCAAAATCAACATGAGCTGATTTGTCTAAAAAACTTGCTGGTATTTTTGTAAGTGCCATATTATTATTTATATCCTATGGTTTAGGGTGAGCTGCTTTAATTGCATTAATTGCATCAACCCACGTTGTTGTACTATTAATAGTATCATCAAATCTCATTTCGTCTTGGTTGAGTAAATCGTACTTAGCTTTACGGGCTCTTGACCAATCTAAATTATTATATTCTTCCTGAAGTCTTAAAACTTCCGCATCTATTTCTTCAGAAGTCGGTTCGGTTTGTTCGGAATCATTCCACGTAATAGCATCACCGTACATTTCAAAGTCTGCTGCTGGCCTAAGCGAAAGAATAGCTGTTGCTTTATTTATTAAATTAATCATTGAGCAATCTCCTGAACTGTAATCATTGATGGATTATAACCATTCCCTCTACCGCCGTATGTTCCAGTATACGCAGAACCCGATGTGTTAGTAATTTTAACATAGTAAGTCAAAGCAGATGTAGTAGTAGGTGAATCTAAAAAATGAATTGGCTCCTGTATTATTCTATGCCAATTCTCCGGCCCGTTATATCCCCAATACGAATAATACTCGATCTCCGTACTGTCTCGGAATATTTTGCAATGTATTGCTGGGTAATTACCACCAATCACCTCCGTCGCCGCAATCCCAGTTATTAAAATTTTAGAAGTAGCATATTTAGGTGTAATATTAACTTGCACTATAGTTGAGTAAGTATTAATAGTCTGGCTTAGTGTAATCACGGTTTGGTTCATTGCATGTTGTGTTTGTATTACTGAACCAGGAGTAGCAATTTTAGCTATTATGTCTACAGAATTAGTTACTCCTGAGCCGGGAACACCTGCATTTGAAAGAGTAGTAATCGCATTGGAACTTCTTGAGGTTCCTTGATAACCGGCACCCATATGTATATATGCAGATATATCAGTATAGGTAGATGGTGAAGGCACCCAAATATACCAAGTGCCTGCGTACATGAATAGTTTAATTGTTACGGGAATATCTGATGATGCTGCAGATGTAGCCACTCCTGTCGCTGCTACAGTAGCACTAAAGTTTATAATCTGCTGTGTATTATAATTAAACTGTTGTAGTTT